ATCACTGTACCAAAGTAGTATGATAAAGTTAAAGGGGAGGGGGATTGACATGAAAAAATGGAACCGATTTAAGCTTGATATCCTATATTACCTGTCTGCTATCGACCTTGCGTTAACTGGCTTTGCATTTACTGTCAGGTATGTCGTAAAGCATCGGAGGTTTCCCGAGAAAACGCAAAAATACAGCAGGGAGGAAATACTGGAAGAGCTTAAGAAAATTGCTAAAGAGCAAAAAGAAAAAGAGGCCCCGGTTGAGGGTCCGGGGCATGAAGAGTAAGATATCAGGGGCGAGGCCAATGGAGATTATGTCTCCCGGCGTCGCCCCCTTTTTAATATATCGCAGGCATATTTTAGCCCCTATACCCAATAAACGGATAAGGGAATGGTTTTGTGACAGGCTATCCTTTATCCTTTAAGCAACGCCGTCCAGGTCTTAGCCCCGACGGTCCCCGGATAATTAACCTTAACCCCGGCGTCATGCTGAAACTGCGCCACGGCCGCTTCGGTGCCAGAACCGAAGATACCGTCTACCCCATTGGTGCTGTACCCACGGGCTACCAGGAGCTGCTGAAGCGTCTTGACGTATCCGCAGTTATGTCCTTTTACCAGCGACGGCAGCGGGATGTCTAAGTCCAGGATGCATTTATGCGGGTCTACTGCATCGGAATAGTCAATCCACTTCGGCCGGCCCCAATGTGTCCAGCCAGCACCATACATGCTTTTATGCTGATAGTTGGCTGCGGAACTTGCCATTTCTGCCACTGTACCATCGCCCAGGTAAATCCCGATGTGGTACATCCGGCCGGAGCTGTTACGTTTAAACACCAGACATACCTTGTCTGACGGCAGGCCGCCGATTACACCTTTTTGCACGCAGGCATTATAATAGCCGTGTGCGGTGTCATCATAGCCAGACAGCGGCATCATAAATCCGGAGCAGTCCGCAGCCATCTTGCCGGCGCCGGCGGCCAGCTTGTTATTGTAATAGGACAATGGATATGACGCGGAGCCATAGTCACGGTACAGACGGTTGATAAGAGCCTGTGTCAGCGGTTCCCCGTTCGCGCCCCATACATATACCCAGTCTTTCGCCGCCAAGGCATATTCTTTCACTTTTTTCTGTGTTTTCATCTGTTCTCCTTCCATATCAAAAAGGGCGGCCCCGCAGGACTGCCCTATGTACTGTTGTTGCGATGTCGCAACGCCGGAGTCACCCTTCCGGCCGGGAGATAGACGGATCACCATCCTCTCTACTGATTACTGCTACCCTTAAGCTGCTTGTACATCTGATTGATACCAGTAGCCGCAAGCCCTGATACAGCCCCTACAGCCGCCGCGTTGATGATATCTGTTGCTGGGTAATCGGGCATCGTATACATGCCTACGACGCCCAGGGCAGCCCCGATAACGCCGCAAATAACCGGAAGCCACTTGTTGTCTACTGCCGTCGCTTTAACCGCCATAGCGGCCAGATAACACAGTGCTGTAATTCCTGCTACACTTGCAATTCCAAAATCCATAATTATTCCTCGCTTTCTCATTTGATAAATTGTGCCATGATATAAATAAGGCCGGTAGCAACCGCCCCGGCCCCGGCTCCTACCGTCGTGTTAAATATCGTCCGCTTCATACTGCTCCAATGTTCCGCCGGTTCTGCTTCCAGCTTTGCCAAGCGCTCTCCTTGCGCGCTCTGCTCCTTTATCATCGCCTGCATATTCAGTGCCAATTCCCGGACGGACAGAACAAGCTCCTGGATGGTCTTGCTCTGCTCTTCCTGTTCCTCCATTCGGTGCTTTAGGGACTTGATCTGCTGGTCATGATTTTCCAGTTTCACCGCTGTTTCCATCTCGTCCATATCTTGCCTCCTATTCTGCCGGATAGTCTGCCAGCCACTTCTCGGTCTGCGCCCGCCAGAGAGCCGGCACATCCTCCAACGTCCGCTCTCCGGCCTGAATCTTAATCCCGTAAAACCTTGCCATTACTTCGCACCTCCTTCTACCTGTGCTGCCAGGGTGCTTGTTACTGCTCCCAGGTCTTCAAGTGCGCCATCCTGCACCTCCTGTCCAGCTTCCAGAGCATCCAGGCGCTTCTCCTCGGGCGTTTTTTCGCGCAGGCTATAAGTTGTAAGTACCATACCGTCCGAGGCCACCACGGACGTCTCAGACACTAACACCAGGTCGGTATAGGTTGCGACCGTCAGCCCGGCGCCGTTTTTAATCTGCACTTGCGACAGGTTGTCCGGAGTAAGCAGCTCCCAGGTGGCAAGCATAGCCGTCCGGTCAGCAGACACCACCTGCAATGCTCCCAGGCTGGCCCAGGCTTCAAGCTCCACCTCCATATTGTTTTTTAAAATCATTTTGTCCTTCATATTCGGACTCCTTTCCGCCCAGACTGCCGGGCAATAAAATAAGCCCCTTTCGGGACTGATTAACAAGTTTTTGTTACTCAATTAAATTGTTATTTTTATTTCCAGCTCATCCATGATAAATCATTACAAACACGGCTATAAAGTGTTCCGGAATCGTCAAGTGCTATTTGTCCCAACGTGCCCCCACCCCTTTTCATAACAATAATGTAACCATTATATGCGCTAGGGATATTTTTAGACAGATTTGAATACCTATGTACGCCAGAATAAATCGCATTCAAATCCGTCTGTTCGACTGGTTTGTTTTCCAAATTGAAAGAATCCTGTTTCATCTCGCCATTTTACAATGGTGTCAATGTCGCAGAACGCCAGGTAATTGTAGTGGCATCGTTTACTTGTACGCCTATTAATAGCGCTCCTCCAGCTGTAATCGCTAAATAATAGCAGTCTCCAGCTGCAATACCGTACTGATTTCCATTGTTTGTAAATACATGCCCCCATATTTTAGGAAAACCAGGGTAAGACGGATTGACCCCAAAACTCTCGCCATTTAATTGAGTATATTTGTTCATTAAATCTGTCAGTCGCTGGTCAATAATTGGGCCCAATGCGCCGGACAATACTGTATCTATATCTGTAGCCAACAGGTTATTAACTATCTGACTTTTGTTGACCAGGTGATTAATGACCTTGTTTGCGACAGCATCGATTAGGGCCTGTGTGGTACTTTCCCCCAGGACGTCAACCACAAGACCATATGTATCTGTCGCTTTGACGCTGGCGGCTGTACCGTCGAATCCGCCGAACCCCTCCGCTATCTGCCTGGCCTCGGCAGCACTGGCGGCCGCATTTGTTTCTGATTGTTCGGCAGCGGTCTTGGAGCTGGCAGCCGCTGCCTGGTAACCGGCTGCCTGAGTGGCTGAGGTTGCCGCTGCTGCTGCTTTTTCTGTCGCCGTGACAATTGCTGCCTGGATGCTATCAACGGCAGCTTGTGCGTTATGGGCGGCACTGGCTGAATCTTCAGCCGCCTGGTTCACGTTCTGTACCGTATCGTTGACGGTCCCCTGTATTTTTTCAAAGGCTGCCACATTGGCCGACCGGACGTCTTTCCCGTATACCGCTGATTTCCAGCTCTCTATTTCTTGATTTAAGTCAATATTTTCAACCGCCATGCTTATCCCTCCTTATCAACGCATCCCTGGGCGTACTGCATCAAGGCCGTCGCATTGTCAATCATATCCTGATTGACTAAGATACGGTCAAGACGGGCATTGTCCTTTATAATGACGCCTTCGTCATTTATTTCTGAATATGCCATTGACAGCCTGTACCCTACCGCCGTCTGAAACAGTGTTACCGCTGTTATCTTCTTCATATTATCAGTCCCTCCATATATTTTTTGTAATATTCAGCCCCTTCAGCAGCATAATCAACGCTGTCTCGGGCCTTAAGACGGTCCCTTCGGCAATCCAGCCGGTTCTGTTCATATCCGCGCTGTTTCGCCTTTATTTCCCAGCCGAACCGCTGGTCTGGCTGACCGGTAACAGTAAAAAATGCCGGAGTCCTATCCGATACATAAATGCTGCCCGGCCCATATGCCTGAAGAAACACCTGATATTCACATCCAGCATTGACCGTCTCGGCAAAAATACTGTCCAACGTCACGTAACAAAGACCGTCTGCGCCGATTGTTCCGCTCCCCACGTCTCCAAACATGGGGGACGCCGTTTCATATGCTGCCATTTTTATATCGCCGTAACCCGTTTTGACAATCCTGTTTTTCTCTCCGCTCACATCAAGATTTCCGTCAATCGTGGCATCAACGGTATGCATGTTCTCCGCCCCATAAAACGATGACTCATTTCGGTTTATCCAAAATGTAATTCCGTCGGCGTCCTCCTCGATGTAGTCGCTGTTTACGTCGTCTCTGTCGCTGTACATTTTTATCCGCAGGGAATCTATGGTTGCCCGCGATTTATCCGGCCGGCCAGTTCCATAAATGACGTTTCCTATTAGTTCAATCGCGCTTCCGCTTTGCAGCGAAGTGAAGTTCACCTGTGACGGCCCGGAACTCATTCGTATCCCGTCTTTATCCCATATGCCTATCTGCTGCCCGGAAGCATTTAAAATTTTCAGCACTCCATTCTGGTTTGATTGTCCGCCAAGCTGTAATGTGCCTCCCCGTATCCGGTCAGCCAGCATGGTTCCGGCCCGTATAAAGTCTGCTACAAAAGCCTTATTAATGTCCCAGGCCGTCTCGTAAGGGCCGTCATATCCTGACGAAGAAAACGCAATTCCTCCCTGATTCATGCGTATTACGTTCCGTGCCTTCGTTTTGTCAGGAAGATCCATTATAAGAAGCTGCCACGGAGGAACTAATTTCCCTTCATTGTCATATGTGTCAAGAACTACACACCCACCTTTCGCCCCGGTAATTGTCTTACCAACATCAACGATGCTCTCGCGTGCTTCCTGTTCTATTTTACTTATCTGATTGTCTGCGTTCTGTTGCCGCTTCGCTGTGCTTCCGGTGAACGTGTCTATTTCCGCCCCCAGTGATACGCTGTCCTCTTCCGGCGCATCTAAGTGACTCGTTTTCCCGGAAAGAAAATACGCTGCACTCAGTTCGTGAAACGGACTGATTACGGTTGTCATACACCCTATTCGCAGTGCCTCGATGTCAATGTTGATATTGGACAAATCGACAGCAGTAAGTTCCAGTTTTTGCGGAAACTCCTGCGAATTTATATAAGACTGCCCTTTTAGCTTTAAGTGAACCGGGTCTGTCACGTCATCCCATGTTTTCGTTCCCACAATTATTCCATATCTCGCCACCAGCTCCGCGTTATCCACATAGATAACGCCGCCATTGACCGAAGAAATCGTAATGCGCTGCGGGTCCTCTTCTCCGGTGTCTTCCTGCTTTGCTCCAAGTGGTATTAGTCGGGTGCAAAAATCTCCACCAAATTTGCAGGAATAATCGAGGATGTTTTCCTCAATTCGTAATTGCTGCTGATTAAGTTCTCCATACTCGTACAGATAATCAATATAGATTTTCCCATTCACGCGCCGAGTCCGAAAATAACCGCC